TGCTCGATGAGGTACTCGTGGGGGTTCTGGGCCATACGTCTGCGCTCATCGGTGTCGAGGAACACGTAGTCGACGTAGAGGGAGGCGGCGACGAGGGACTGGTTGTAGGCGGAGGTGACCTTGACGGCGGAGCCGGCGGTGTTGTTCAAGCTGGACATGGCCCACAAGCACTCCTCGATGGGACGGATATCAAGGTTGATCTTGACCTCGTGGTACTGAAGAGCGATGAGGGGAAGGGCCAGACCGGGGTTGCGGCAGAACCAGAACTGAAGGGGGACATAGAGGGTGGTCTCGGGGAGAGCGTTACGGGGAGCGCAAACCTGACGAGGAGCATTGGCGTCGCAAGGGCCGTCGATGTCGTTGAAGGAGGGGTCGGTGATGAAGGTCAGCTGGGAAGTGTTGCCGATCATCTTGAAGTAGCCGCGCTGCTGCTCGGTGGACATGGTAAGCTGGTTCCAGATGTGCATCCAGTCGCCGTACTGGCGGTCAATGCGCTGGCCACCGATCTCAACCTCAACCTGAGAGATGAGCTGCTCACCGGGGAAGTCAAGCCAACGGGCATAGACGCCAGCGGCACCGGAGGTGTTCTTAAGGGACTGGCTGATCTCAGGGAGAGTCACCTGAAGGTAAGTGCGGTAAGCCAAATCACCGTTACGGGAGATGGTGCAGGTCACACGGCGACCGAAGTCGGCTTGGCCGTTGAAAGTCTGCTCGATAGACTCCATGGCGAAGTTGGTGTGACGCTTGTAGCTGACCTTCCAGAAAGTAATCTGGGGATTGCCAGTCAGGTAAACGTCTTGAGCGCCATAGGCGACAAGTTGCATAAGTCCTCCACCCATTATAAAATGCTTGTTATACTATTGAAAAAGAAAAAAAATCTGCGAAAATGACATATTTTCCGCAAAATGGAATTAAACAAAAATTGCTAAACTTCTTATATACATTTTTCAATTCCATTCGGTGGCGACGTTATAGTTCGATGTCACTATTCAAGTACAAACCGCCTAAAAGGATAATGCTGGACGAACGAAGCATTACAACGCTAGATAGTAAGCATAAAGAGCTACAGTCAGAGTTTCAATACACACAGGACACAATTATACCTGAACTCGAAAATGAAAAGGCTCGGCTTAAGGAACGATTACAGTTCCTAAAAGGGGGGTGTCCGCCCCCCCACGACGGAAGCTACGCTCAGTTGGGGTCTCACTCGGGTGGGGTGGAAGGTCAGCTAGGGGGTGTTTCGGGGGGATTGGGAGAGGGGGAGCTTGGTGGCGCGCTAGGGGGATTGGGAGGAGGCACTTTGGGGGGCGCGCATGACTCTACAGATAGTGATGAGAATGATCCCGCATCCCCCCCCGCCATCCCCGCGATTAATAGCAGCGAAGCGAGAGATTTGCGTGGCAAAAAAGCCACAAAGCCACCAAGCATTCTTGAAGAATGCCTAGAGATCCGCGATCGTATCAAAGAAATCAACTCCACGATTAAAAAACACCAACAGGATTATAAGAACTATTATCTACATAACAGCGAGTATATCTTCGAGTATTTCGAGACAAAGAAGACAATCACAAATGGCGGGTCGACGAAAACAAAATCGCTAAATGCTTTCTTCAATCTTCCGGAAGCGAAGAAGACCGAAGAATTATTCAAAAACCAGCACAATAATGTCGAAAAATATCTCGCAAGTATCGACCAAAGTTACATGGATGTTTCTAAATATGTCTACTCCACAGATATATGTCAATTCTGTCGGCAAGGCGAGATGATTCCCATCGAAAGTGAAGGAATCATGGTATGTAATAAATGCTCTAAACAAGTCGTATTCCTTATCGATAATGAGAAGCCATCTTATAAGGAGCCGCCTAAAGAGGCGTGTTTTTACGCATATAAACGCATCAACCACTTCCGCGAAATCCTCGCGCAGTTTCAAGCGAAGGAGACCACGTCGATACCCGATCACGTCCTTGAAAGCATAAAGCATCAAATCAAGAAGGAGCGGATTGAAATCTCTCAATTCACCGATAAGAAAGCGAAAGAAATCATGAAGAAACTCGGATTTAATAAATACTATGAACACATTCCATTTATTAAAGATAAGTTGGGGATTAAACCGCCAGTTATGACACCGGATTTGGAAGAGCGCTTGTGTAATCTCTTCATGGAAATCCAAGGCCCGTATGCGAAATTCTGCCCTGACGACCGCGTGAATTTCCTGAATTATTATTATACGGTGTATAAGTTATGCGAACTGCTTGGACGGACCGAATTCCTGCCGTTTTTCCCCATGTTGAAAGACCGAGAGAAGCGGATAGAACAAGACCAGATATGGAAACAGATATGTCTGGAATTTGATTGGGTGTTTATACCGACGCCGTAGCTTCCACCTTCACCCATGATGACGTCTCTGGACACAAATCGCGCGTATCATGTGAAACGCCCGCGCCAAACCAAACACTCGGATAACACACCACTTTTTGCGGATTGGCATTAAAATACGCACCCCACCAACTGAATGTGCTATTCGCGATGATATTGTGGTCGCATACACTCATGAGTAAAAGCTGTTGCCAATCGGCGATGGTATCACGCACGAAATGGAACTCGATGTCGCGTCCGTAGGCAGGTCCGTCCACGTCGGTAGCGCAGCGGTGTTTTAATGCCGCGATGTGTTTCAATACGATGTCTTTATCACATGGTTCATAGAATACCAGAATCGAATAACGGGTCGTCGGGGTCGTCGGGGGCGTCGTCGGCGCTATAATATGCGACAAGGCACGATAATAATATTCTACCGACATTACTGGATGGATATGTAAATTCAATACCGAGTCGCCGATTCGAAAGTGCGTACTTACCAATATCCGCGACTTTTGCGGTGTGTCGGCATAATCATTACTCCACGTTTCATTTCCATATATATTTTTTATCCACGATTGTTGCTGTGAAAGCTGTAACATTGCGCATATCTCCGCGTATTTGTCTCTGAAATATTTCTCACTTTGAAAATATCCATGAAGACGAAGAGGTTTCGGATATTTCGCGGTTTCGGTTGGAACGGGTGTATACTGAAACCCGATTTCATCCCAACGCGCCAACGATTGAAACATTTTGTCGGTCACGCGGTTACTAGGTGTAAGATACTTACGCAAGTTTCGGAATATTGTGCTCCAGTGCGTGTATCTTGGATGACTCGGAAATCCAGGCAATTGTTTATATTCCATAAAAAAAAACGTGTCATTATTGCGAAGTGCTGCTGCGATAGTTGTAAATATTTGGAAGAGTTGATTGCCCAACCCCCCCATAATCGTCATTGTAAGCATGATTCCGTGTGTATACGAAATATACAGTATATAAAGCCAACATTTTTAAGTTTATTTATAGAATATCATTATGCTTCGGCGATTTTCCGATATTAAACACGCGATATACATCAATTTGGATTCACGCACCGACCGTCGTGCGTTATTTGAATCTCAAATAGACGAACTTCATACGCGATACCCCGCCGATTTTTCATTTTTTCCCGTTTCGCGGTTTTCCGCAATCAAGCACGAGCATGGCGCAATCGGTTGTTCTAAAAGTCATATTGAATGTCTGCGTATTGCGAAAAATAATGGCTGGGACCACGTTCTAATCTTCGAAGATGACGCGCATCTCATTCACCCCGAAATATTAGTTCATCAGGTTTCGTCGTTTCTCTCGCGGTTTCACGACAACTGGGATGTTCTATTACTATCTGGGAATAATTTCCCGCCATTTAAAATAGAAGCACCGGACTGTTTTCGGGTTGCGAATTGCCAAGTCGCGACATGTTATTTGGTATGTAGTCGGTATTATGATACACTACTTGAAAACTTTGAAAATAGTCTCGCGGGGCTTGAAGCCAATCCAGAAAATAAACCAGAATTCGCATGCGACATGTACTGGAAACGGCTTCAGCGAACCGACCGATGGTATCTTATTACACCAATTTGCGTAACTCAGCGACCCGGATATAGTGACATCGAAAAACAAGTGGTAGATTATGAAAAGGCGATGACCGACTTGGTAAAAAAGAGACCTCCCCCGTCACAACGAAAATAGTAATAATACCCGCGCGCAACAGCATCAATATATCTATCTATCTAGTCGTCTGTTAAATACCGATCCACCACCCACCACCCAAAGTCGCGGTCGCTCGGATAATGATGACCCGCCATGATTCGGATATTCGCGCACTTCGTCGCAATTTCCATAACCGCTTGTGTCTTCGCCGGAAATCGACGTGCGAGTATTTTTGCTAAATAATAGGTCTGTACTGCGTGCCCTGATGGATAGGCAGGCGTCGCTGCGGAATCCGAATGAAGCAGCGTGCCATTTTTCTCGTTAATGAGTTCAGGCGCGATTTGTGCGGGACGAGCGCGATTATATATCCATTTCAACATTTTGGTGACAAACATGACACGCGAACTCGTCATAATCTTGTCCATTTCTTCCACCGTCATTTCATCGGGTTTAATTACATTCGTAAATGCCGCAGCGGGATTCATGTCTGTTATTCTGAAAAATGCGATGTCACTCGGCATTCGCTTCATGATATATTCGCGGACGACGAGTTCGACCTCGATGCGACTATCCGGAAATGCTTTACCGACATTGGGTATAGAGAGATTGAATGACGGATACCACCAATAATAACGAGTAGGTTGGACGAGTAGAACGATGATATACGCAATCATAAATGCGACGAATATTCGAAAGCGGTCGGGGTCGCGTTCAACGATATGATAATGATATGCGCCGAACCGTTCGCGTAGTTCAGTTACGGCGCCACTTTCTTTTTTAGGCGGCGGCATACCAATCCATGACCGAAATTCATTTAATTGAGGTAATACAACCATTTCTGTAATATATACTAGTTGAAGCATATATTATAGCATAATTCTAGTCTGCGACGACTGCGACTGCGACGGCGTCGTATTTACACGCGGAGGGGGGTAGGGAAACCGACGAGGTTGGCGCCGATACCGAAGCCAGCACCGGTCCTAGCGCTAACGGCAAGGCTGGGGACATAGGTATCCAAAATGCTGAAAGTGGCAGCAGCGGTAAGAGCGATAAGTGCGACCTCATCGAAGGAAAGGCTGCGTTTAGGAATAGCGTAGGCAGCAATGGCCACCATAACACCTTCCACCAAATACTTAATGGTTCTCTTGACGAGTTCGCCTAAATCAAAAACACCGGACATTCGAATGATTTATTATAAATAATAATAAGAAATTAATATTTACAAGTGCCGTTTTATTCCATAGAATTCCGCGATTGTCGAAAATCAATAAATGCGTTAAAACACTTAAACAACTATGTCATACTATATTATAGTTATGTCGCAACAAGCCCCTACCCGCATCCCCGCCCCTGCGGGCGTCGAATTGAAAGAGACCAGAACTGGTGATGTAAATCCTAAATATATTGACTTGTTAGAGGAAGACAAGCCTATTGCTGGACAGAAGTTCGCATGTCTCTCGTTTGTTTCTCCGGAATCGATTTTGAAGCAGAAGGACCATTTCTTCTTCGAGAAGTTTCTCCATTACTGGGACTATCAGAAGTCGATGGAGAAGTTCGTACAGTTCCTTAATTTCGTCTCATTTAAGTACCATGTCAGTTTTGACAAGCTTACCGCCGATTTTCAAGAGTTTGCTAAAGAAGAGAAGGAAACGCTTCAGAAGACGAACATCTACGATGAGTATAAGACGTTCCTAGACAAGCACGAGGATGACTTGGATGCCGAATTCAACGAGAAGCATAACTTCCAGACAACCGTGCGTGGTTTGAAAGTCCGCGGCGTATTCGGCTCACAGAAGGAGGCGGAATTGCGTTGCCAGATGTTGCGTGAGGTGGATCCCAATCACGACGTCTTCGTCGGACCGGTTGGATTGTGGGTGCCATTTCACCCTGACGCGTATAAGACGGGTCGTGTCGAGTACATGGAGGAGACCTTGAACCAGTTGATGGCGGAGAAGAAGAAGAACGAGGAGCAGGCCAAGACTGAGTTTGATAAGCGTGTCAAGGATACGAAGGCGAAGGCGATTCAGGAGAATATGAAATTGGCGAAAGAGAGCGGCAATAAGCTCACGCAGATGTTGGCGAAGGACGGAGAGACGTTGGTGGATGCGAAGCCGAAGGAGCTGGAGAGCACGAACAGTGCGGATGCTGGCAGTGCGAGCGAGGGCGTTGGTGGCGGTATTTGGAACGCGAGTGATGAAACCGCGTCTGTATCGATGACCGTGGAAGAGATGCGCAAGGAGCTTTTCGATGGCGAGGACGTTGTTATGGATAAGAATAGCGACCACGGGTTGTCGCGGTTGGCGGGTGCTGGCGATGCGAAGGACGTTTATTAGTATTTGAATTATATTACTAAGAACAAAAATAGATTATTACTGTGTGTAGGTTTACACTTATTGCGCTACACAGTAATAATAATCATTGAATACTGTTTTGTCTTTGACACTGCGGCTCATTTTTGCGGCGGAGAAACCTTCAGCGACGGCGGCTTTCGCAATCGTATCCCATGTCTTCAATACTTGATTTGAATTGACTAGTCGTTTCTCGACTTTCTTACCGGTGGTTGAAATTTGGACACTAATCACCGGATTGGCCTGTCCTTGAATAACGGCTTGTGTCATCGTGTAATAACTCTCTTTCAGAGCGAGACCGTAATAGCCTTCATTGGAAGTTTGATTTTCAGCCCAAATTGTCGCCTTCAATGTGTTTTGACACGCATTCAGATAGGTCTTCAGGTTCTTCAAATCGGTTTCACTGGGTGTCTGTCCCACAGAGATTTTCCATTGCTGATACTCTTTCAGTAGTGTAGAATTCAGGATTTTGCCACGGTCAGAGAACTTACAGCACTGGAATATAAATGTCTCAACACTAAACTGTGCTGGGTTTTCGGCCTCGGTTGCGACGACCTTCTTATATTCCACCGTCTTCAACTTGATACCCTGATAGCCGTGAATACGATCGATGCGTTTGGGTTTGAATTTGACGTCCATATAATGCTTCAGTGCGTGGAAGGTCTCTTTTGCTGGCTTCGTATGCGACCAAAGACGAAACCGACCTTCAAGATTCACGGACTCTTCTTCGACATCGGGACGCACGATACAGCATGTCGCGACGAACTCGTCGAATTTTTGCGTCATTTCATTCTGTGGGAGAAGAATGTGTTGATTGAATGGGGATTCATTTTCGCTTGCGACGATTTGAAGTGCTTGCGATTGTTGTGCGGTCTTCTCTTTGAGTTCATTATTGGCGAGGGTGAGTTCATGAATAGCCTTCTTTTTTGATTCAAGATCGCTGACAAGCTTCGCGTTCTCGGCTTCCAATTCGCGGTTACGGTCAAGAAGACGGTTAAAATTTTCCACATTATACATTCTGGATTGGATGATATCCTCAATATGTTTTGTCAAGCGGGCAACTGTAAAATTGGTGTTATCATATGCGATGATTTCGGTTTTGTTTTTACCGGCGACTTCAATGGTGCGAAGTTGGCGCTTGATTTTTGGGTGATCTTTGATATGGTTTTCAATTTCAACTTTGTTATGCACTCTGAATGCTGCGGCGAGGATGAAGTTTTCGTATTTCTTATGATGGTCGGCAACGCGGGTGGCGAGGTTATTGGTGTGGCCGAATTTAATTAGTTTTTCGTTGTCGGAGTTGGCGTTATCGATGGTGCCGAAGTAAATACATTCCGTATTCACTGGAAATTGGCTGATAAGAGTTTTTTCGATTGCGCGTTTCTTTTCTTGGGTGAGAGTGATGGTGGCTTGGTTGAGTTGCGCGGTGGATTGTTCGAGTTGTGCGGTGGATTGTTCGAGTTGTGCGCGTAACTGGGCTGTTTGATAGTCAACGGTCATATGAATAATTTCTTCCAGTTTCATATAGTACTCGTGGATTTCACCGGCTTTCTTGGTCTGTGCTTTAAGGCAGAGAAGTTTAAAGCAACGAATCGTAAGTTTGATGGTTTGTTTGTTATGGCCACCGTGTTTTTTTGGTTTGTCTGAACCGGATTTGTTTGGTGAATGAGGTAATTGGTCTTCATCGGTTTCGGATGACGCGACAATCTTATAATCAACATCAAGTTTGAAGTTGGCTTCAACCATCGGTTTTACGTGCGCCTTTTGGCTAAATCCTAACCATTTCCATACATCATCCAAGTCAACGACAAAGTCAGTATTCTTATCATAATTCAGGTAACAGTAGAAACTACTAACAAATAATTGTTGTTCGAATGTGTTGAAGTTTTCTTGGATTTTTTCAAGGAGAATATTGTTGTATGATTGTGACAACTTTGTAATCGGGTTCTTCTCGATAAGTTCAACAATGTTGAGGGTTACAGAAGAGGCGGCGCAGGCAGAAGAGGCGGTGGACATCATTATGAGCGTATGTTATACTATGTATATACGGATGTCTTTAAGTTGGTTTCGCGATACAAAATCATCTTATGCGAAACCAATATTCAAAAACTATTTAGACTGAAAACTTGCTCTCATATCGCCGAGAGCAAGTTTCTGCGAAAATACGGTTAAAATGCTAATTTTGGCATCTTGCTTTGGGCGCGTCCAAAGCAACTTTCCATCACCACTTGCTCTTCTTCACGTTAATCTTCGGCGCCTTACTGTTTTTCGCAGCATTAGGGTCATACGACTGCTCGCTTTCATCATCAGAACCGAGATTCTTCGATATTTCCCAGAACTCCTTACTGCCCAGCTTGAACGGCCCGTGCTGTTGTGCCTTATACCAGAAGATTTGGTCTTGTAATTTGTTGGATTTCGCGTTGTTGTTGATGACGAGACACTCATAATTCTCGGTACACTGGTCCATGACCTGACAAAAGCTCTCAAATGTGGGGAACATACCCGCATAATTGTCGTAAATTCGCTTACGATTCGCAATATATGGCTCGCGGAGTATAAAAACGTAGTCGATATTCGTGCGGAGATTTGGAGGGATACCAAGGGGATATTGCATTGTGATGACTAACATGACCTTCCAATGACGCCCATTCATGAAGAGGAGGCGCATCATCACGTCCTTCGTCCATTTGTTATCATACAGACAATCATCCAGAACGACAAATGTACGCGGGTCAATGGACGACTTTTTATACATATCCATATCTTTTTTCACCTGCTTTAGGACTGCTTTTTGGCGCTTGAGAATATTTTCAATAATCGCGGTATTATACGCATCATGGATGAATAATTTGGGCACATGGGCGGCGAAGAATCCGTTGCCTGCTTCTGTTCCAGAGATAACGGTACCGATGGGGATATCTTGGTGGTGAAACATGAGGTCCTGAACGAGGAAACTTTTACCGGTATCACGTCGTCCAATGAGAACAATCACGGGGCCCTTGTTTTCATCGGGGCGAAAACTAATCGCCTTCATGTCGAATTTCGCGAGTTCTAAATTCATATTGGTTAATGTTTCGATTCACCCGGTAATACAAAAGCTGTATATTTTTTTACGATGTTTTACACGAAACAAATAATATCCGTCGCTGCCGGCGTTGCCCGTTTAAAACCGATTTAAAACTTCTATCGAACAATCATATTATTAGTGTATTTTAGGAAAATGGCAGCGAGTTTTCAACTTCATTACCGAAAACATAAATATACTCCGGATAAAATCGAGTCGGCGTTATTGTATGATATTCAAAATTACATACCGATTTATTCGAGGTTTTTCGACATCAACGAGTCAAATTACAACGGGATTCAGTTGAACCAGCGGTATTATTTACAGAATATCATCGAGCACTCGATCATGGAATCGACGACGACGACGACGACGACGACGGCGGCGAAAGACCGCGCTAATTACACATCACTAAATCATTTAGAAACGGTGATTGCGGACGATGCTGGAAATACAACGAATGTCCCGATGTTTGTGAAATACTCGCCACTTCTAGACCCGATTCGATATTTATCAGGCAAATATGAGTCGATACAAAAATCATGCTCGCTTCCTAAATATAATTCAACAACAGATAATTGTGATGATAAAATATTGAACACGAACAATTCATCTTATGTTGATGGATTTTTCTCGTATTTGACAAGCCGCACTCTTCATACATATGGCGTAGTTCATGGTTTAGACTATTATGGCGGTTATCTCTGTAAGCAACGCGAATTTTCCACCAACGTCTTTGATGATATTGATTATTTGGCGGATTGTGCCTTTTTCAATACAAAAGAGAACGACCTTTTCACGATTGATTATTCGCAGTTTGGCGATGATAGCGGTAGCTGTGGCGGTAGCGGTAGCGGTAGTGGTAGCGGTAATATCGCAAGCAGTAAATTATTGAAACTTCGGAATAAGTTACATCCGATGTTGAATGGTGGTAAGTCTAGCGACGATTATTTATTGTCGGACAATTACTTCAATAAAAAAGACCGTATAACCATTCTTGACTATGTGCCCGAATGCGATTCCACTGATGTGAAAGTAGATACCATGTCGATAGAAGAGGTGGCGGCAGTACAGCCCGTAGCACCGAGTGCTCTTGAAGTAAATATCGACGATTTCGATATTCAAAGTGAATGTGTAGAACACGAAACAACGACATTACAGCCAAAGACAACTACGAGAGATTACAACGATGACGACCGCGACGACGACGATGATACATCACAGTCCAATTCTTCTTATACGACGGTATCTGACGACGGCGACGATGACGGCGCAGAGGAGGAGGACGACGGCGACGCGAACGATGACACCTCCGACGATAAAAATAACAGCTCCCAACAAAACGCCGCATCCGAGAGTGAGAGCGAGAGCGAGAGCGAGAGCAATGAAGATTCATCCGACTATTCTGGCACAGACTACAGTGACGATGAGCAAATCATCGTAAAAATCAAGGATTTCCCAATACAGGCGATCCTCCTTGAAAAATGTGTAAGCACACTCGACCATATTATGATGACAGACGAATTGACAAATGAGGAATGGACGTCTCTCCTATTCCAAATCATTATGACTCTGGTTATTTATCAGAAAATGTTCGCATTTACACATAACGACCTTCATACCAACAATATCATGTTTATTGAAACCACCGAAGAGTTCATTTATTACCTCTACGAAGAACAGTATTATAAGGTACCTACCTATGGACGTATTTTCAAAATCATTGATTTCGGTCGCGCAATCTACAAATTCCGCGGTGAGCTCATCTGTAGTGATAGTTACCACCCGAAGGGCGACGCGGCAACCCAATACAATTTCCCCCCGTATTACAATCCGGATAAACCTACCGTTGAACCGAATTTCAGTTTCGATTTATGCCGATTCGCATGCGCTCTTTTCGATTATTTCATCTATGATCTGCGCAAGGTAGAAAAGCTGTGTAAATCCGACCCGATTATTAAGCTTGTCGTCAAATGGACGATGGATGATAAGGGGCGTAATGTGTTGTATAAATCGAGCGGCGAGGAGAGATATCCGGACTTCAAACTATATAAGATGATTTCACGGTCTGTTCATAATCATATCCCCGCCAATGAAATCCATAATCCAGTGTTCGACCAATACAAAATCACATTAAAAAAATACAAGAAACATGCGGCTCTCTCGGCGAAGTTCTTGAAAGATGGAAAGAACACGCATATTTTTATGAATGTGGATACGCTGCCTATTTATTGCGGTTTAGAAACATCAATCGGTGTGCCGGAAGACCGTTCTTCGCAATGAACTCGATATTCCGCATCGTCCAGCCCATCGAACATCCAGAATGTCCAGTCTCCATATTATTCTGGACCGACGAGACAATGTTGTCATCGCCGGCGCTGAACATGAACCCGCGACCGGATGGCGGGCTATACTCCGAGAGATATTTCCATACGTTGATTTCCTTGGCTTTGACTTCTGGTGATTCGCCAGTGCGAAGAATTGCGCGCATTCCATCACGCACCATATCGGCGGAGTGATCGTCATTTAAATACGATAGGTCGCAATCTCTCACGGCGTCAAGAGTGAGAGGCCAGTATTCTTCACCAGACGCGTATGCGGATGGAGCGCGTTCCAGATGAACGGTCACGGATTCGGGGGTAGCAGAAGCAGTAGCAGAAGCAAGAGATGTCATTGTAGTTGACGATACCCCACCGTAAATGTAAATATATGATATCAATTTTATCATATGTTTATACAGAATTAGTATTAGTAGTAGTATTATTAGTATTGTAAATTGTCGGAGTTTACAGTTCGCAGCAACGTGTAAACTCATTTTGCTCTTCAATAAATGCCTTGAACGACATATATGTAATTAGTTTATTACTACCACCCGCCATTTTGGTATAAAATAAATTAAAATCGGCCATCGTATAAACCCAAATACCAAGCATATGTAATGATGCTGTAAAATCGTCGTGACTAATAACGCCAGTTCCGGTTATATTCAACATCTGAAAAGACCGCCTTAACGCGGTTTGGCCTGCGTATTTTGTCGTTATTTTATCAACAAAAACACGGGTAAGTTCATTTATACCGGATTCATCCTTAATGAACTTAAAATCAACAAGGGTCGTTTCATATTTCGTATCATCGGTTATGTTCGGCTGGGTTGTTTTATGATATGTCGTCGTATAATGCTCTGGTCCTTTATATTCGTTTTCGCTTGTAATACCGGAATGTGAATTATTTGCTTTGATCGGTGAAAAAACATGTGGGGCAGATTTCACGTAGAAGTCTGGGCGCATTCGTAGTTTAACAGACGACGAACTTAATTTTTCATAGGCTTTCAAACTTATTTTACACATCGCGATTATTGCGATTATTGCGATTATTGCTATATATGAGTATTATTATTATTATTATTATTATTATTATTGAAATTGTGTTTATTATGTATTCAAATCCGCGCCACCATCTTATCCAAAACCACGCCCACAACGACGCCCAGCGACAGACTGCCTGAAACAAACCCAATAATTGCGGTGATTACCGTGATGACCCATCGCCTGTCAAATGACTGTGGTTTGAATAAACTATCCCAGTCACCTGTTTTATATACGACAAGCAACATGACGCCAACTACCGCAGCAATCGGGATTTCATTGATGGCGCGGCCGAAGAATAGACATATCACAATAAACAACACACTTGTAATGACAGATGAAAACTGGGTTTTCGCGCCGTTGAATAAGTTCAACTTACTTTGCCCGACCAAAACGCATCCGCCGAAACCGCCGGTGAGTCCCGTTGCGATATTCGCAATACCTTGAACAAGACTCTCGCGATATGAATCGCCCTTCACGCCTAGTGCGGCTTCGGTATCTCGCACCATAATAAGCGACTCTAACAATCCTGTAAATGCCATCGCGGCGGAAAATGGCAGTATTTTTATAAGATGTTCCATGTCATATGTTACTTTACTCGGGGATAACACGTCCAGTGATATGAGAGAAGGCAGTTCCGACATTATATCTCCAACGTCTTTAACACGGTCTATATTGTAATATTTCGTAAAAATATAGATAAAGGCAGTAATTGCCAACATTGAAACAAGGCCGCCGGGAATATGAATATGCTGGTCTTTGCTATGTGTTATTTTTATAACGCCGAAAAACGCAATCAACGTAGATACAATCGTAAATAGAGTTGTATTCGCCATTTTCAATCCGGTAAGCCATTTATGGTCTTTATCTTTGAAATTATCGAGTTGATGAACCGCGATAAGACCGGCCAACGCAATTAAGAACCCAGACATGATATGTTTCGGAACATAAGTCACATATTTGTATAAACCCGTTACAGCCGCCAACATCTGGATTAAACCACCGATTATAACCGTCGGGATAATGTATTCCTTTCCAACGAGTGTGCCTACACCGGCGATAGATGTTGCTACAGCTGCGGTTGACCCAGATATCATCGTCGGCATTCCTCCAAATAATGATGTTATGAGAGACATGACCATCGTATTTTGAATTCCAACATTCGGCGCCAATCCCATAATAAATGCGAATGCGATGGATTCGGGAATCAGCAATAACGCAATCGTGAGTCCGGAAAGAAACTCATTGATGATCGAGGCTGACGCATTCATTATATAATATAAACATATTATTTGTAATAATATACGCAGTAATTATATAATGAGTAATTCACACGACAGCGATACAATTACCATCGACGGTACCACGTATGATATCACTGAATTCAAGCATCCAGGCGGTAATATCATCAATTATGCGAAGAATACCGCGGATGCGACCGAAATCTTTCACGAATTTCATTATCGATCAGAGAAGGCCCACAAAGTTCTTCAATCATTACCGCATTATAATGATGACGAGTCGGGAGATGCGGGCGCTGCGGCAGTGGCTGTCCCTGAATTAACCCAACGCCAACAAGAAATAACGGCGGATTTCCGAGAGATGCGCGCGAAGCTCATCAATCATGGTTGCTTTGAGCCGGATTACATCCATGTTTATTTTCGACTTCTGGAACTCTCATTTTATTTTAGTCTAGGGACGTGGCTCGCATCCTACAACATTTACGCATCCATTCTCTCGTTCATCGCATTTAAGACACGATGCGGCTGGGTTCAACATGAATGCGGCCATCTTAGTTTTACCGGTATTCGTAGGATAGACCGCGTACTTCAAACATTGACGATGGGGTTTGGCGGCGGGGTCAGTTCATCTGTATGGAACTCGATGCATCAAAAACACCACGCAACACCTCAGAAGGTGAAACACGACATTGATTTGGATACAACCCCGTTTGTCGCATTCTTCAACACCGCATTTGAGAAAAACACCAATGGAAAGGAAGCGTCACGGTTTATGAGCCGGTGGTGGATGCGGATTCAAGCATGGACGTTTCTGCCTCTCGTGAATGGCGTCCTTGTTCATTTGTTTTGGTCCTATTATCTTCACCCAAGGAAGGTATTTCACCGATTATGTTCAGCGAAGACGAGAGATGTTCATATTGAAACGGCGCTTGAAGTTGTCAGCATGAGCGCATCACACATTGTCATTCCTGCTATTTTCTACAGCACGGGTGAATACAGTATATTCTTCTCGTATTTTCTTCTTATGGTGGCAAATTTCTGGAATTTCATTTACTTGTTTGGCCACTTCTCTCTCTCGCATTCATATACAGGCGTGATTCCCGAGAACAAACATCTCCTCTGGTTTGAATATGCGATAGACCATACGGTCAATATATCTACAAAGTCGGCACTCGTCACATGGATTATGGGGTATCTCAATTTTCAAATCGAGCATCACCTATTTCCGTCTATGCCTCAATATAAAAACGCATGGGCGGCGCCGTACGTTCGCTCTTTTTGCGAGAAATGGGCGCCCGACTTGAAATACACGGAGCATTCTTATAAAGAAGCGTGGTGGTTGATGTTATCCAATCTAAATCAAGTTGGAAAACATTATTATGAAAACGGCATTCAAGTGGCGGCCGAACCGGTCACGGAACCACCAAGTGAGCAAGAACACCCCCACCCCCACATAGATTAGTTAAAATCCGGGTGTATCTACGAATACCGCCGGTGTGCTCCCGCCGCCAGCACCACCGCCACCAGCACCGCCGCCGCCGCCAATATTCTCAAACTGGTTCAATATAAACACCGCCAATACCGCGGAAATACAAACAACAATCGAGTCACGCACAAGAACCTTCACTGGCTTTTGGTTCTCGGGTTCCGCAAAACGCATTTCGATGAACTTCAATAAAAAATATACGACTGCGACGACGACGCCGATAATCACTAATTTGGTTGAGTTAAACATGAATGCTTACTTAAGAATGTATATAGTTCTGAATAGACGTATATACATACAAATTCAATTATTTATGGTTAATTATACGCAGATTACGTCTGGAATGCCATCAATACGGGTGGGTAGCAAATATACATAACAAGACAGCCTAATGCTAAAAACACGAATGAAAAAATGAAGATGAGTATATCGATGATGAATATATTATTGTACCATTTACTCTCTTCTTCGTTCTCTTCTTCGCTCATGGGTATGGCTCTATGTAGTTACACTATATACAGATGTGTGTATTATTTTTGGCAAGTTATACACAAATGCCAGCCTAGTTTCTGCTCCAAGCCCTTAAATATATTATCAGGCATGTGTTCAAACCAATCTTCTTTTATATACCGATATTGTTTGTAATCGGGTATTTTATATGGGAAAATATGCTCTTGTTGAATTTGGATATTCCTAAATTCGCATAACATCTTATATATTTGGTCATTTGTATAAGTAAAAGCAACTGGGCAATTCGATTGCGCCTCATATTGATCTAACCCGCCGTCAATCATCATTTTTTTCCACGAGTTTTTGGCATACACCATTATTTTAAGAACACCGTCGGGTTTTAATAACCGCAAGCAATTGTCGATTATTTTTTGAGGGTTAGGTGAATGATGAATTACGCCAAACGAGTAAATCAAATCAAAATCGCATCCTACACTAGATAATTCTTCTAGATTTTGTGCGTCTATATTGAAAAAAGACCCCTTCAATTGGAATACATCGAACCTCTTTTTCGTCAATTCAAGAGATGTTTCCGATAACTCAATTCCAGTATATTCTGCGCCATTTTTTGCGAAATTGACTGCGTCTGTTCCGATTCCACATCCTATTTCCAATACCTTTTTTCCGCTCCATTTATTAAAATCGGCGAAACTGGGTATATGCGACTCTACGTAATACTTGCGTTTTTCGACCTCATCAAAATACTCCTTCGTACCAACTTCACAAGAGGAGTGTTTGATATTACAGGGTTGTTTGTTCCAATAATTTATAATGTCTTCCATTACACCGAATTATATTGTTTCATCGCATTAAATAAATATGAACCAAACGAATGATTACGCCAGCACTTCGATATCGTCTAAAAGGTTATGTAATAATATTATCCTTAACTGTATTTATACATTAACCCGTACTTTTGGTCATTGAATTCGCGCTCTGTAGAAGGGAGATGAAATGGTATCGCACCCGGCCACATTTGAAATGTTTTGTCAAAATCCAAAAATAATATTTTAACC